GGTCGTCAGTTCCCGCAATTGACCGTATCGAATCATGATCGGGTGCTCTCCCCCGAACCCTAGGCGCTCACGCTGCTCAACCGTGCGTTCAGCGAGTTCTCGCCATCCACCAACTTCGGAGCCCTCACCGATGAAGTTACGGGACCACACCTTAGCGGCGCTGTTCAGGGCCTCAACGGCCATGTCGTTCCTTCGGCTGTCAAGCACCTTGTCGAGTTTACCGAGGACCTTAGAGGCCTGATCGAGGTTCTTAGCCTCAATAGAGATGACGTACACTAGCCGAGTCGCTCGCGACGGTACTCCTCAAGGAGGTCAATGATCTTCTCCTCGATGTCGGACACCATGTTGACTTCACGGTCCTGAGCCCCTCGATAGAGAGGGCTCATCAAGTCGGCCACCTTGAGGGCTGTGGCCCGCTTGATGGCGCCGGGAATGACCGTGTACCCGGCGTTGTACACCACCGTGTACCGACCGTCGTTGCGGAACGGTCCGTTGATGACGTTCTTCCACTCGACCAGACCCACCTGATTGAGACGAACCAGCGCTAGGTCAACAAGTGACTGAACACCGTCGTTCGAGTCGAACGTAATCGAGGTCAGACTGTTGGCCGGGAACTGGTCAAGGAGTAGTCTAGCCTGTCTATTCCTAAGCCAGATCGTGTCAGTAACCGACGCGGCGGACAACTGTCGACTGCAGTAGTTCTGCACCCAATCAGAGGCATCACCGATAAGGACTTCGAGGGCGTCAGAGCCGGGAGTGAACGACGACTTGAGACCGAGGGTGGTCATGTTCTGCTCGAAGTAGGCAACGTCGATGAGGTTAGACATTTCTTAGCAACTTACTCCGCCGAGGTCGGCGCTTTCTGAGGATCGACTTCTGACGAAGTTCTGATCGTCGACTCGCCGCGATAATCTTGGCCTTGCTCCGCAGGGGAATTTCTCGCTTCTGCTGAGCCATGATGAGTCGGAGTGTCTCGAAGAATCCCGGTCTCCGGCCCGGCTTCTGCCCGCCGACCACTCTCCTCTGGCGCGTCGTGATCCCCTGCCGCTGTCCGGGCGAGCGTCTCCTCAATCTTGCCAACGACCTTATCCTCGAATACCCCCCAGTCGAACTGTCTTGAGGCCTCGATCCCAGTGGCACTCATCTGAGCCAGCCGACGGGGGTTCCGCTTTAGGCTCAGAATTTCCTTCGCAAGGACGAATGGGTCGATATTCGCGTATCGCGTACCGCTCTTATGTATCTCCCAATCACGAGCCGGAACTCCGATCCCGCCACCAGAACTGGCAACTTCCCACCCCGCACCGTACTTTGTCACGATGACCGGGGTACCGCACGCCATGGCCTCAGCGATCGGGAGACCGAATCCCTCCACCTGCGAGGGAAGGACAAACAGGTCGGCAGCACAAAGGAGTTCGCGCACGCCGGGAACGTCCATGTCCCCGACCTCGGGGACTGACGAACCCCTGTCGGTGAGGAGCGGATTGAAGACGACCTCGTCGGTCACACCGTAAGCGGCTGAGATATCGAAAAGTTTCCAGCCCTCTAGCCAGTACCGCTGGAACGGTACCGTGTGCATGTAGAGGAGGACATCACTCTGCTTGAACTTGGTTTTTAGGATCGCGACGGCCTCGATCAAGCGTGGCAACTGCTTTCGCCGTACGTTCTGCGCGACTGTGATGATGACGAACTTACCGGACCATCCGAGACGTGCTCGGTATTGGGCGCGCTCATCGGGGTCCATCGGGAAGAACTTCTCAGGGTCTACGCCGTGATAGACCCAATCCACCTGACGACGAAGATCGGTGGCTACGACGCCGGCACCGTATGACGAGCACGTCATGAACTCAATGGTCGAGAGCAGACTGCGCCAATCGCTTTCAACGATGGGCTCACCCTCGATCGGGACGTACGCGAAGAACGGAATCCTCGACGGTACCACCATTGACATCGCGGTTACGGTACCGGGATCACCAGTCATGTATACGATGTCTGGATCGCTCTCGCCCCCCTCTAGACGCTTGATGACCTCAAATAGACCGAGATCGTCACCGCTTTGCGGGACTAGTTGTTCGACGTCGAGTTCGCTTTCGAGCGGGTCGCTCTGCAGGCCCGTCACTGACTGAACTTTCCAGCCCTTCCTCAGAAAGGCCTCCGCCGCCCTGCGGTTCACTCGCCCGAATCCCGTCTGAATCAGGGGACTGTCCCCCACCATCAACACCGTTATCTGGTCCTGCGACATCTGTGTCGTCTCCCTCGCTCTTAGCGGTCTTGGCCTCGTAAACGGCTACAATCTCCTCTAGGGAGAGAATCCGTCCGGTGTCGGGGTCTTCTCGGAATCCCTTTAGAAACGCTCGCTGCGCCCACGCCAATTTGTTCGGATCAACTGGCAGCGTAAGGACCCCATCCTTGACGGGGGCTGCTCCATCGTAGAAGTACATCACTTCGGGGATGTAACGCCCGACGGTCTTCAACCTGAGTTCCTGCATGATTGCTCCTGTGGGTAGCGGGGCGGACCGACCGAAGCCGATCCGCCCCCACTCAATCTAACTAACCCTAGGCTAGGGTGAAGTTATTCAAGTGAACCGGACGCCCCTCAAGCGCGAAGCCGAAGTAGCCCTTTATCATGAAGTCCACGGAGTCCTTGGTCTTAGCCAATTCCTCAAACGTGAAGTCCTTGTGCACGAGCAACTTAGCGTCAGCGCGACGGAACATCAAGATATCGGTGTCGGTTTCCCAGTGCAGGTCCGTGACGATAGGAATACCGTCATAGGTGAGCACTCGGAATCCGGCAGCGACCTCGACTGAGTCGACGAACTGCTGCTGAGCCTGTAGGAGGGCGTTGATCTTGCGACGAACAGCACGGCTTGTGACCATGATGTCAACTTCCCCACGGGCTGCGTCAATAGCCTCGTCGATCTTGAGAAGGGTGATGGCTGAGCCGCCACCCGAAACAACACCAGTTCCGGTTCCGCCCCAGTTCATCTCATCGTTGGTGTCGATCTGGTGAAGGATACCCTCGATTGCGTTCGATGCACCGGTAGCGGTTGCAATGTCGGTCGACAGTTGCTCTACGAGCGCGCGCTGGTGAGCCTCGACCTCAAGGGCCATGGCGTTGTACAGCGAGCCTGCAGCCGCCTGCATAGGTCCAGTGACCTCGCCGCGGGTGTACAGATACTTGACCGTCTTGCTCTTCTTCTCGAAAGTCGACTCGGACGCGCCCGGAAGGGAGCCACCGTCAGTTGACCACGAGGCAGAAGGTAGGGCCACACGCCTTCGGATGAAGTACGTGTTGGTAGCCCAAGGTACCCTAGCCACGATGTTCGCGAGGACCGGTTCCTTAGACGCGTAGTCTCGGATGGCCTCGTTTACAAGTTCGGGAATCAGGTACGAGCCGCTTGACGCTAGGTCAAGGGCCTTGCGAATGGACAATTGGTCCATTTATCCCCTCTTACTCTGAGACACCATCGCCGTGTTGAGCGGCGAGTGCCATACGCAACTTCTCCTGCGGAGAAGCCTTATCGAACTCCTCCTTGAACTGATCTTCGACGGACTTGGTAGCCCCATCGACGACTGCCCCCGGGAGTTGCGTACGGGGTGCATTTTCGAGTGCCGCGATGCGTGCGGTTGCCTCACCGAGTTGAGTGGTCAGAGCCTCGTTCGTAGCGAGAACGTCTCCCGTAGCGGCCGCCACGGCTTCGTCAATCGCCTTCTTGAGGGTATCTGCGGTCTCGTCACTCTGAGCCGACTTTTCGGGCTCCTGCTCGACGGCATCACTCTCGATGACACCAAGGCCAATCAGAGTTTCCGTCATTTCATTGTGGAGCGCCAGCAGGCGCGCCCTGTTCGCTGCGCTGATAGACCTTCCGGCCTTGTCAACGTCCTCGGTTCCGTCCGACTCGTCGTCGGTTCCGACCTCCGAAGCCTCGGCCTCGACAGACTCGGTTGACTGTTCCTCGTCGGATTCTCCCGTTTCGTCGATTACCTCGGCGTTTGCGAGGTCGAGTTCCTCATCATCCATGGACTTCTGTTGAACCTCTATTCCAAGTTCCTTGGCAGCAGCCAGCAACTTCGTACGGGCTTGTGACTTTGCCTGAGTCTGAATATCAGTCTGACTCAACCTAGCCAAAGCGTTTCTTACGTGGCCCGCATCCGGCTTTCCGTTTGCGTCCTTATACGGTAGATGGCGAAGACTACGCGGAGTCGTCTTGCCGTCGCTATCCTTCTCGCCGCCGGGCGAGATGTACGCGAAACTGCTATCGGGGAGGTCGTTCACGTAAGCCGCGCTCCACACTGCCTTCTCGACATCGCTCACGCTCTTGGCGAGAACGGTACCGAACGACGGGTACCATGCCGGACGGGTTGTGTTGCTAATCTCGTCCAGTATGACGTGCTTGAACGTCCTAACGGCCTTACCGAGTCCCTCTACGAACTCATCAGCCCAATCGAGGACGCTTCCACTAACGGACATCCCGTACTGCTTTCCGCGCTTTACCTGCTCGAATAGGTACTTCGAGGCAGGATTCTCAGCGTCTAGCCGAACCTCCACACCAAGGTGGAAGTGCTCATTGACCCACGCCTTCGTCAGAACACCGAGGTCTCGAAGAACACCATCGGGGGCGTGGGCGTCACGATACGGTAGTGGGTCGCCGGAGGCCACGCGGTCCTCGATCTGCTGAGCAAACCGAACAATGGCCTCAGGCGCGATTCTCTCCTCATCTCGATCAATCTCAGGACCAGAGGCAAATCCCACGAGATAGATACCGTCATCACGATTCTCGGCCTTGAGAATCGGGAAGGTGTACTTGAACGCAATTTTATCCATCTACTTGGTCCTGACCGCCGGTTCCTTCGGATGGTGGAACATCGGCTTCGTTGTTGTCTGCCGGATCGGGTGGAGTCGGCTGAACCCCACTCGGAGTTCCTGTCGGAGACCCTACCGGAGAAATGGACGGGATGAGCCTAGCCGCCACATCGTCCAGCCACTCCACCGGGATGGCCCCCGCAGCGGTCTGGATGAAGTGGACGTCACCACCCGGAATAGGCGGTAGCCCAAGTTCCGCACCGATCTGGTTGATGGAGAACACACCCAACTTCTCGCCCTCACCGTACAACTTCATCATGTCCAGCATGTCTCGACGGGATGAATCATTCTGACGGAAGAGCATGTCTTCCCACCCGAATAGTCGACGGATGAGATGATTGTTGAGTTCTTCCTCAACAACCAACTGCAACGGAGCAATGTTTTCCTGACGGAAAGTGTTGTCCGCCTCCTTCGAGGTAGACCTGTTCGAATCCTGATTGACACCGATCTTAGTCGGGTCAATGTCGAGGACTGAGAGAATCTCCTGACGGGAAAAATCGCGCAGTTCAATGAATTGCATCTCTTGACGGGTATTGACGGACTTCTGAACGTCGATATCACCCTCAAGAATGATGGGACGGTGCGCGTTGTCGTTGCCAACGTAATTCTGGTCGATCCACTCTCTATTCCTCAGAACCTCCTCGGCCGACGCGTTCTTCATGTTGAAGATCGTCCCGGTGTGGGCGGCGTTCTCGAAGTACTTCTCATTGAACTTCATCGCGAACAGATCGCCGGCCACCGAAATTTCTAGGCTGCTGAGTAGAGATAGGCCACGAATGTCATTATCGGGATCGTCAAACTTGAACTGTACGACCTCCGACTCGGGGTAGTCGATGGCCTCGTCCTGATCGTAGATCGGTCCGTACTTCCAACCCGTGAGAAACGGACCCGTGACCTGCTCAGACATGTACCTCAGATGCAGGCGGATTGCCTTGAACG